TAAATTTGAATACTTTGATGTAGTTTTTAAGACAAACGATAACATAATTGAAGTTCAGCGATTCCGAACAGATATGTCAAGCAGTACTTTCAATCTTTATTCTAACTTATTCAGTATATCAAATGGTCTTTACATAAAAATAACTAGAATGAATTATTCTGCTACTCAATTCACTGTAAACAGTTATGCTGAAATTAACATTAAAAATGCTGCAAACCCAACTATATCTCAAAGTAATAAGATTGTGCTGTTGAAAGTCATCGGTATCAACAGAAAGGCTTAAAGAATGAAGACAAATCCAATAATCACATTGAACAATTCTGGGTTCAAGATAGCGAACAAAGTATGGTCAATACCTAATACTTACACTTTGACTATACAGTCAAATGCTAGTGGAACTGCTTCTAGTGATGCTCTAATTGGTACAGAGAATTACTCTACTACTTTGTATGCTATGCCAAATGAAGGTTATAAATTTAGTTCTTGGAATGTGACTGGTGGTTCTGTTGTTGATAACAAATTCATATTTGGTACAAGTGATGCAGTCATTGAACCTGTGTTTGAGGAAGCACCACTATATCCCACTGACTATCAGTATCTAAAATTCTCATATAGTAATAATGATGCATATACATCATTAAACAATGCAATAACTTCTAAAGGATTTACTGCAGTTGATAGTGGTGATTATATTGTATGTAAAATACCAAATGGAACTACTTATGTAAGTTTCGGTCATGCTGTTCAGGGTTCTAATCGTTTGTATGGATGTGCAGATTGGTATTTACCATACGTTACAAATACAACTGCTTTATTTGAATGGAGTTCATTAACTTCAATTCCAGATAATTTCTGGGGATTAAGTGCTACTAAAAACTTAGGCAGAGCATTTAACTGTCTTCAAACTCAAGGTGCTGGATTAAGAGAAATTAAATCTTTTGATGGTCTAGTTAATGTTGAAAATTGTGAATATTTGATATATCAAAACCAATACTCAATTGAATTACCAACTTCATTTGAAACTCATACACTTGAAAAATGTAAAAGTTTTTATAGTTGTTTTCAAAGTGTGACAGTTAATAGTAATATGGTACCTTTTGCTCAACATTGCAATAGTGCTTGTACTGGTCTAAATGCTGCTGGTAAAAGTACAAATATAAGATATTGTCCTGATTTATCTGAATTTAATGCTTTGGGGTGGTCATGATGGAAAAATATTTATCACACAATGGGAATTTAATTCAGCGTGGTGCATACAAATTCGTTTATAGGAATTATACACCTCCAGCACCAATTATACCATATGTTCAGATAGGAAATCAAACATGGGCTTCCATTAACATTAATATTGATGATGGTGGTGATGGAATAGCAATTAAGGACAATGTGACATATCAAGGATTTAACTTTGGTACACAGTATTACTATACTTGGGCAGCAGCGGAGAGAATTGTCAATAATATTGAAGGTTGGAGAATACCTACAATTGCTGATTTTAACACTTTAAGAACTTACGTAGAAAGTCAAGGTTATTCTAATACAGCACCTTTAAGGTCTGTAGAAAAGTGGAATACAAATCCTGGAACAGATATATTTGGACTAAACATTATGCCTGTTGGAAGCATTCGTTCATCAGATCCTACATCAAATCTTGATGCTGTTGGTGTAGAGAGTATGCTACGTATTAATAATCCTAGTGAGCCAGGTAAATATTGTAATTTCATGTATGGCATGTATGGTAATTTTACTAATTGGACTTATCCGTGGAATATGCCAGATGCTTATATTGCAGTACGTTTAATTAAGGAGTAAAGCATGGAACAGCTAATTACACTTATAGCACCTTATATTCCTGCTGCATGTTGGCCTTTGATTCTAGTCGTTGGCTTATATTTAATCATTAACACTCAGCGTAAGAATACTAAAGATGTTCGTGATAAAGACTCTGAAGAAATGCGAACTAAAATGGCACTGATGGAAAATGAGATACAAAGAATTAAAGACTTAGATCTTGATGCAAGACTATCTTCAATTGAGACTTCACTGTCATACATAAAATTATTATTGGAGAACAAAAATGAAAAAAGGTGATAGTGTATCAAAAGAACATCAATTATTCTGTCCAGATCATTACAAAGAAATTGAAAACTACGAATTAGCATTAGCAGACAATTTCAAAGGTTGGATATGTCATCATAAAAATGGTGAGGAATTTAGTAAAGAATGGTTAATTAAGAACAATATGTACTATGATAGGAAAGATCCACTTGAATTTAGATTTCTTCCTACTACAGCGGAATTAAGTAAGAAATATGGAATACCTTCACACATGGCTGTTCATAAAAAATATACACGAGGTAAACCAGGACACCCTCACACAGATGAATCTAGACAACATATATCTAAGGCATTATCTGGAAAGAAAAAATCAAAATTACATTGTAAACATATGAGTGAATCATTGAAGAATAGTATGTGTAATGTAAAGTCAGACTTCGCAATAGCCTATCATAAAAGATTTGGTATCTCTAGGAGAAGTAATCCTAAACAGTGGTACGAAGTTGGAAAGTTCTATTTTAAGAATGGGTGTTTACCTTCCGATGAGTGGTTGAAGGAACGATTCAAAGATTAATTCCTTTTCCTTTGTTCGTTTATTCAGATTGAAATAAAATCTTTTCAATGTCTCGTAATCGTGTTTGTTGCCACAAGCATCAGTTCCATTGAAGCGTCTTCTACAAAATTCCTCTGTTGACTTTGTTATGAAATGCTTTACATAAGCAACATCATAGCAGGGTTCAATCCACGGTAGCATTGGAGCAATTAGTTTGTTTTGCATGTTTACCGTATTACCCTGGACTACTGCATTGTGAATGAATAATTGTGCAGGTCCTTTTTTCTTTACAGAGTATTTGGTGTGCCAATTCTCCGTAATACCTTTGGGCAAGCAATCATTATAAACAGCATTGACCGGAGCTGGCACAGTAAATCGTTCTAGGACACCTCTTCCATCTGGGTGAACACAATCATTGTCTCCGTAAATTCGCCAACTGAAGCGTAAGCAAAGTGCATCAGTGAATTTGCTCCAAATTTCGTTTATCGTGAAATCACTTTCTAGAAATTCATCAGCGTCTAAGATAGTGACTGTATCTCCATTTTGCATACACTGGTCATAAAAATATTGGTAAGCCTTTGGTTGAGGGTTGTCAAACTTAGAGCAGTCTATTTCTTGATAGATTTTATCAGTTATGTTGTATGGTGTGCTTGAATTATTAAATACAATTATTCCATCAAAACCGAAATTGCTTATGGTAATTAAACCATTCTTGTACTACTTTTGGCTTCTCTTTTTGAATTGAAACGAGATAGTGCATATTGTTATTCCTCAAAGTCTTTATTCAATGCATCAATCTTATTATCAACGCACCATTTCTTAAACTTACCTTCAAATTCAGGAAGTATATAATCTGTATCTGTTGAATTACCTGGTGTTAGTTTGAATATTGTTTGTATAGGCATTTCCTTTGTGAAATGAAAAAATCTAGCAAACACCATATCAAATGCATCTTTTCTTTCTTTATCATCAGTGCTTTCAACATTCACACTGCTTGCAAATGATGAACTTACAGAGATGTTTGAATCAAACATTATAAACTGAAATATATCTTCATTGTTTGGTCCTTTCATATCCAACAATTTTCTATATCCTAATATCTTCATAATATATCTCCATTGTTTAGAACTTTTTACATTGTTTTTGCTTAAATTTGTGTATATTTTGGAATACCTGATAGTCTGAAAGGAATTGGAACGGTTTTGATTTTCATGTTTTAGCCTCCGCCGTTTCTGAAACCAATTCCCTATCAGGTTTCTTTTTTGGTTTCTTACCAGTCTTCTTCTTCGGCACAATAGAGTAGTTTGGATTTTCCCACGAACATAGACCATACGAATCATAATATCGTTTTTCTCTCTGATAAAGGTTCCAATCATCTTTAGTGTTCTCTATTCCAAAGTGTTCTTTAAACTTAGTTGCAAATGTATTCTTAATGGTAATTGGTTTTGGTGGTTCAGGGTTGATAGATACACCTTTTACAGCTCTAGGTGTTAAGTCAATACTTCGTTCAAGTTCTGACACTGGTAATGTTAACAATATACCATACTTAATATGTTCTTGTCGCCTAGTGAAACTTAGTCCATTGTATTTGAAACCTTTTAATAATTTTCTCAAATAACACCTAATGATATAGCAAACAGTGGAGCAATCATTAAATGTGAAATACTTTTCGCAAATATCTACAATAGCATTATCACGTTCCCATATTAAGTGGTCAACCCAATAATTGTGTTCTATCATCCAAGTGACAGCTCTCGCTATCTTATTCATTTGAAAGTCTGTATAAGGTGTTCTCATATACAAGCCTTAAAGGTGTCTATTACTTCTTTTGGGATTCCATCAATTAATTTTCTAATATCTTGTTCTGTCATATTCTTATAGTATTCTTTTGTACCTTCAAACAAATGAGAATGTAGCTGCATATTTCTAATAATTCTATGGTGTTTAGAACTAGTGACTTCTAACAACTGCCATTCTGGTACATTGAAATATAAGCCAAACTCCATTAAAGTTTGTTGCGTGAAGTAATACTCTAACAAATGATGTTTAACAATTCTTTTATGAATATCTGTTTTTGGGTATATTCCATAGTATCTTCTCAACTTATCGTGTACATCTAAGTCACCATTTTCTAATGGTTTACAGAAATAACATCTGTTTGATGATTTAAACGAACCACATCTATCACAAACTTCGTATATCTTGTCATTGCTTGTTATCTGCATTTGATTCTCCTTGCATTTGATAAATTATGTATATCAGAAAAGAATGGCTCAGAATGCAAGTCCTGCGTTTTAATTGAATTAGCCAACAAATAGAAAAGGAGCCATTCCAAATGGAATGACTCCCAGACTAGCAAGAGGATTTATCCCTGGCTGAAATATAACTATAATGGAGAAGACCAGGAACCTCAATCGCTAGAATTTAGACATAACATAATCTAGAATCTTGCTAAAATCGTATTGCTTTTCATTAGGGTCCTTAACAATTTTCTTGTATTCAGGGTGCTTATCAGCAAGAATGGTTTTGCAAAGTTTAATTTCTTCAATCATTTCCTTCTTGCTCCAAAGCGACATCAAATCACCATGCGGTACACCGAAATCATAATTCTTTTCTTCAATTTCGTTGTAGAGTTCCTGGAGTTCGTCAGCAAGTTCAGATTTAGTTTTCATGTTTTTCATAGTGTTACCTCGTGGTTAGTGGTTTGTTGTTTTGTTTACGATTGTAAATATAGAAAAATATTTTTTGTTTGGCATAAAAAATTTTGCATATTGTTATTCCAAATTGGAATAATACACAAGTGTGCACTAACCAAGCTCACCAACCCACATGTGGTAAACATGGTGGTTTATTTGTTAGAATAAACAAATATAGAAACATTTGCGATTGCTGTCAATTGGTAATGACAAAAATAATTATTATTTTTTTATTACAACTGGTTTAGTTTCAAAGAAATCCTCTAATTCATTACTAACATTGTCTTCGTCAGTAAGTTCAAATTTAAATTTACCATTATGTCTTTTTTTCCAAACTAGACCTTTCACAATATCTTGGTGTGTAACATTATCAACACCTCTACTTTTGTAGAACTCTCTAATATCTTTTGAATCTGTGTCTTCAAAATCAAGTCTCCTTTTTATATTCTCAGATTGAGTAATCCATTGAAGATTACTTGGATTATTATTAGTAGGGTCTCTATCTATATGGTCAACCACTGCACCTTCAAAATATCCATCAACAAATTCTTTGGCTATCCAAAAGGCTAATTGTTGCACATCATTACCTATGCGAAGATATGTTCTCTGCTTTCTATTTTGAACGATAACACCATTACAATACAAATTACCTTCATCATCAATACTATACTTTTTTGAAAGTTTTACAATTTTCATTTCAACCTCATTTTTGTATTATAATTATTTAATATAAAAAATCTATTGTATGTTGTCAACTACATTATTGAATAAATGTGATGTAAATCACATGTACCGATTTTACAATTAAATATTTGCATTTTTGACATTAATAATGTATATTTCATATTGGAAATGAAAATCAACCATTTCTACATTCAATTCTAATTGGATGTGTTTTTTAACATAAAACGGAGATAAAACATGATACAATTAATAGATGATTATGACCGTAATGGGTCAATGGAACAGCCAAAATCACTATCAAGAAAGCGAGAAAATGAAATAAAACATATGGTGGATTGTTCTGAATCAATTAAACTTCGTGTTAATAACATTTATCGCCATATTTTTAGAGATTTTAAATCGCAATGGTCTGATAATAGTATACCATGTGAAAACCAATCAGATTTTTGGGAAGATGTATTGTATTATACACAACATGACATAATGAATATGTTTAACACAAATCTACCAGAAATAAAAACAAAATCTGAAGAAAATTTTGCCAAATGGGATTGTATTTGTGAAGGTTATCTAAAATCAAATGAATTTAATCTAATGGTCAAACAACTAAAAAATGATTGGAAGAAAGAACTACTAGTTCGTGATTTCAAATAATTTTACCAAACCACCATGTTAATTCATGGTGGTTTTTTGTTTTGGTTATAGTGAACATTTGTGCACTGAAAGTTTAAAGTGAAACTTTTTTTAACAAAATTTTCACAGAAATCGTCTTGTTTCTAAATTTAGCACATAAATATCAATGTGTGATACAAATTCGTGTATAGTGGGCATTCAGGTATCATACATATAGATAGAAACATAGAATTTTCATATTATCCTTTCCTTTGAGAGGCTAATGGTCTGAATGCCCACACAAGTTCACCATTAGCCTCTTTTTGGTATTTGGTGGAAAAGGAAAAGGTAAATGAAATAATGAATAGTTTAGTAGATGATCTTATTAAGTTGTTGAAGGAATCTTATGGCATTAAATGGTCTGAGAAGAAACAACAATTTATGATTAACCGGAAAGACAATATCTAGAGGAAAGATTGAAGAACTAGAACAAGTTCGTAAGAATTATGGTTCTTCAACTGTAAATGATGCTCTAGAAAAACTGATTTCTGAAGGTGATGATGATTTCATTAAATCACCTGATGTTGGTAAACATAGCATTGACATAGTAATTGAAGAATTGCAGAAAGATCCTGTTGATAGACAATATGTCAACCGTTGTGTTCCAAGAATGAAACTCGACCCTGCATGGATTGAACCACCTTGCTACTACGGCGATGAAGGCAAACGATTTGACTGGAACCATATATGTAAACATTACCAGTATACTGTTGTTGAAAATCCATTGTTGGGTAAAGCTGACCTTGGTGTTCTGGAATATAGATTTGATTGCTATATGCAGATGAAGAAGAAGGAATACTGCGATGGTATAAAAAAACTAATCAAGTATGACCCAGCATATGAAGAACAGGCAAACTATTTCCTTGAAAAACTATACAACATTTACAAGCCATCATTTGTTGAAGTCAATGGTATTCAGTATTACAATGGCGAACTATTTAAGGCTGTCATTAGACACTTTATCTGGTCTATCAAATGGAAAATGAATAAGGGTGATAAATGTCTATACAATCTATTCATAAACTTAGAAGGTGAACAAGGTTGTGGTAAATCCATGTTTGCAGAACATATTGGTCAAAAAATTCTAGGTAATTACTTTGGAAATAGTGATATAAATGTGTTGGGAGACCAATTTGGTGCTGCCATTCTAGAAGACAAGTTCCTAATAAACTTTGATGAATTGGTTAAAAACGATACACCCGTTGAAAAAATCAAGCAAATCACTACTGCTGAGAAGACTGAATATAGAAAAATGATGTCTGAAAAATACATTCAACACTATATCCGTGCTTCATTCATGTCAACTTGCAACAAACCAATCTATGAAATTATAAATGACGAAACTGGAAACCGTAGATTTGCTAATTTCAAATTTATGGATGGATGTATCAAGGATGATACTACATTATGTGCTGAACTTGATAAACTATGGGATGAAAATGTTGTTGCATTATGGAAATCTATTGACGAAACAAGACCAAATGGTTATATTGTTGGTAATGATTTGGCTGCATTATTGGATAGAGCAAGAACAACATACAATGCTAAAGGTGATACAGTCCGTAGATGGCTTAATACTTCCAAGAAATGCATTGTATCATTTCATACAACTGATGCCCAAAAATTGGATGTTGCATATAATGACTATAAGGACTATTGTGCGATAGAAGACCAAACACCCTGTTCACTTGATAACTTTAAAACTAGAATTAAAAACATGTATACTGGTAAGTCTAAACTTCCACCAAGCAAATTAGCAATTGTTTCTATTGCTGAAGCTGCCACTAATGCTGAAATTGACACTATTGAGGTTAATCCATTTACGGAATATATGGAATTTAAACCATACGATACGGAGGATGTTCCACATGTTCCACATGTTCCACCCCAGGAAGCCATTTTAGATAACAACTTAAAAAATGTTCAAAATATTGAAAATCCACATGGAACATGTGGAACATGTGGAACAAGCAATGAAAAACACGTAAATCTGCCAGAAATCGCCAATTCTGACAACAAAAATGTTCCACCTAGTAATTCTGGTGGGTGGAACAAGGTGGAACATACTAACAATAAATTTGATAGTTTCGTTAAAGACCAACACAATAAATCCAAAAACTGGGATGGAACTATTGAATATAACGAACCTGAACATGAAAATGAACAACAAATAGATGACGAAGATGATTTCTTCGCTAGATTAACCGCTGAAAAGGAGGCTGAAAAATGATTGTTAAAGAATTGACATTAGATTGGGACAAACCATTAAGTTCATATCCAACCGAACCAATACAACTAAATGACATACCTATGCTGATGTGTGCAAATAAGTTTGATTCACACATTGAACCTGTTACTGCAACACTAAAGGATATATGCGAAAAGGTTGAACATCCATTTATAACTGACGATAAAGAAAACAATAGTCTATGGTGTTTTGGTGAATGTATTGACCCTGAAAAAGGCCACCAGAAATCAAACATAGTAAACAAATCTAAGTTCTTCATGATTGACTATGACAATGGATATACAATAGAAGAATTTATGGATGTTTATAAAGACTATTTCTACATTCTATACACCTCGTTCTCCCATACAGAGGAACACCATAAGTTTAGGGTTATAATGTATGGAAACTATGAGTCACCACTAAACGATGAAGAACAACATTACATACTAAATGAATGTTTCAGGAATGCGGATAAGACTACATTACAGCCAAATAGAATATTCTATGTTCCTGCACACAAACAAGGTGCTCCTTATAGATATAAGTTCAATATTGGTAAACAGTTTCCATTATACAATGATGTTATCAAAAATCTAGTGGAGCGTAGTAGGAGAGATAGAGCACAAGAAGAAGCTAGACGCTTAACTTATGTAAAACATCTTAAATCAAAAACTAAAAAATCATGTCTAAAAAATGAAAAAGTCCAAACATATCTAAACACCTCCTATCCACACGATAAAGGTAATGGTGATAGCAATTTGAACTTGTATAAGGCCATCTGTGTCTGCATTACCTGCGATGACAATGAAACACTAGAATTGGTTAGACAGAAAGCCAAAAACGAAAATTGGACTGATAAAGAAATAGACCAGAAAATAGAATCTGCAAGGAGAATGAAGTAATGAATTTAATTAAATTTACTCAACTAATAGAATTAGTGAACTTTATGAATAGTATAACTAAAAAAGAATGTAGTTTATTAAATGATAGATTACAAGATTTTTGGATAATAGCAAATCAAAACCATTTTAGGTCTGATAATGAAGATATAAAAGAATATTTTGATAAATGCTATGTTCAAATTCAACAATCATTAAAGCTACAAAAATGGGATTATTTCATTGAAAAAGAAATGCTAAAATCATTAGCATGGGAAGATCCTGAAGAAGCATTAGGTCCTAAACCAAACTATAACTTAGAATATTTACTAATGTTAGACTCAAAATATAATATAATAACTGCTACTCAATTTATGGATACTTTTGATGCTTTCGTACACTCTATCTTTAGTGAAGAAATTGGAGATTATAGTATTCATTACGGACCAAAAGTAACTTATATAAATCGTGTTATTGCTAAATGCTATCTAAAGTGGTTGCTATTATCTGATAATGAACAACAACAGGAAATTCTACTAACTTATACAAAAAAGAAACTAAAAATACTAAAGAATAAGCAAGCAATAGAACAGGATTTCAAAATAAGTTCTAACTGAAACAAAAATAATGGTGGTCTGCACAACCACCATTTATTTAGTAAATTTGTCATAAATAATCTATAACAAAGGAAAATAACATGAATAGACAACAAGCTGCACAATATTACAATGAGCTAGTAAAACTACGACTTGAACAAGATTTTGAGGATGATTATGGTAAAAAAGTATCATCAATAAAACAAAAAAAACTAGAAATTGAATTTGACTTTATAAATGATGAAGAACTTGAAGATGAAAGTACTGACAATAATATTTCTTCGCAAGATTAGTTTGTCTAAGGGAGACATGAATGAAATTGAAGATAACTAAAAACATAGTGAACAATTTACTAAGTATGACTTCTTATCTGAGGTATAATTTCTTCCTAGATGGTCATTATCTGGCAGGTGCAGTCTATGAAAGAAAACCATCACTAGAGGAAGTCTATCAGAGAGCATATCATTACATTCTTGATAATCCTAGAGATGTAGTGGATGCACTAATAAATGATAATATAACTATAAAGTATTGTGGGTGGCTAAACAAGGAAGACGTACTGGAGATTGAACTTGGTAATGATATTGAACTAGATATAAAGAAACAAATAATTAGGAATAAATTAGAAGAAATTGAGAAGGATTTTGTATAGGAGATTTCAGATGAAAGATAATAATACAGATATTACAGTTACAATTGTTGAAGATAATAAATCAGCTCTAGATAATTTATGCACCTATGAGGACCTCGCAAATCTACTAGCCAAACATGTAGTTGCTCAGATGAAGGAAGATATCAAAGAAGGTAAATATCCTTCATTTGGTAATGTTGAAGATTGGAAAGTTGCACAGACTAAAATGAAATTGGCTGACATAGAGAGGGACTTCGAATGAAATATAACGAGAAATACGATTTATACCTTGACGATGATTTCGTCATCTATTATTGGAATAAGCATAAAGATAAATTGATGCAACGAACAATTTATAATAATAATAGTGGTTATCTTATGGTACTTACTAAGCTAGGAACGAAGTTAGTACATAGAATAATCTATGAGACCTTCGTAAGTCCTATACCAGCTGGTTATGAAATTGACCATGAAGATACCCATAAAGATAATAACAGTCTAAACAATCTTAAATTAGTTACTCATAAAGAGAACTTGAATAATCCTTTGACAATTGAAGTACGTAAAGGAAAAACATGGTCAGAATTTGGCAAAAAGTTTAAAGAATACTATGGGATAACAAGTTATCAGAACACTAAACTATATCATAAAGAACAAATGTGGTATTATAGGCACGGCAAGTGCAGTTGGGAATAATTAATGGAGAAAGAATAATGATTAACATAATAAAAAAGAAAATTGATAAAGACGAATACAAATACACTATGGAAATAAGAAATAGTGATGGCGAAGTTACATATAGAGATAACTTTACAATTGGTCGTGGTTCTGAAAAAGAATGCGAACAAATTGCTAAGAATGTATTACTTAGAAATTTATTGAGAAATGGAGACATAGATAATGTATTGTCTCTTACAGAACTCATACCTGTTTACAATGAGGAATAATAGGAGGACTTCAAATGAAAGACCTTAGCATTGCAAATGTAAAGCCAAACCATAAGTTAATACAGTTGCACAAACAGTGGTATTATCTAAAACAAAAGCTGCTCACCTGTCCTGACTGGATGGAAGATGAACTGCTAGAGCAAATGGAGAAAGTAGAGAAGAAAATGAAAAAAGAAATAGAAAAGGAGAAGAAATGATGGAACAAGAAATTAAAGATAAAATCAGAGATTCACATTTCAAGAGATTCTATGGTAAGGAATATACAATGGAAGAAGTAGAAGACCATCGCCGTGAGAAGAACACTGAACGTGTTGGTAGATGGAGGGATAATCATAGGGAACATTATTCATCTTATCAGAATGACTATCAGAAGAAATTTAGACTGAAAGACCCTACATATTATCGTGATAGACATAGGTGGGAAAAGGCAGTTAAAAATGGTAAGTTCACTGGCACCTTCAAGGAATGGAGATTACAAAATGCTAACGCTGACTGATTTACAACAACGTTGGGATAAATTTATTTGTAGTGCTGTAGAGTCTGAATACAATCATTGGCAGCAACCACTTGACTTAAAACCTGTAGCCAATGATTTGATAAAAGCAGTAAGTTTATATGTTGAAGAATTGGAGATAGAGAATAATGACAAATACAACGATAGACAAGGAGTGTCAGTACCCACAGACATACAGTTTCATATTGACCCATAAGCCATTTGACGATAAGACACCTGACAACTTCACTGATTTGGCAAATAGAATTTACATTTCAGAAAATGATGTTCCTGGCACAGTTAAGATTGATACTGGTGCATATCCAACTTGCTGTTACCGGAGAACTAGGTGTTTGGAAATGGATTAGTAATCAAATTAGAGAATGTGACTGGGCTGCACTAAACCATAATCGTAGAAAGATATATCCAAAGGTAGGAATACAAGTCGCTGCTCCAATGCAGTTCCAATGTTCACTATTACAGCAAATTAGTTATTACCATTCACCAAAGCTTGCCACAGCGCTCGCCAGCACTTTGCCTCAGAACGAACTAAATGTGCTGTCTGGGCAAATATTAGTACCTTACTGTATATACGCTGCTCCACAACCAGTAATCAAAAACTGGGTTGAATTTGTTGAGGATAGGACTATTGCAGTATTAAACAAACTTGGATGTGGCACTGACCCTAATGAAATAATGGAATTTGTCAAGAATGATAGTTCATTTACAACAGGTGGTGAAGGCAAAAATTGCGACATTAAGTATCAGTCTAGAGTTGGTGGTTTCATAGCAGAACGAATGAATACAGTATTCTGGATGCTTAACCCTGTGGCTAAACAATGGCAAAATGTTATATTGTTGGAGTCACGGACAAAAAATATAGTAGTTAATAGAGTGAAAGTTATATATAACAATAGTGGTGAATGTGCCACCCTTAATAGCACACGCTGAAAAGCAAAACCAAATCTAGTTCAGTGTTGATGTTTGGTCGCTGATACACTTGAACAAGGTGGATTAATTTGTTCCACACCTCTAAATTGTGAACAAACTGAGCCGATGACCAATAGGCTAAAGGATGCAAAATGGTATATAATCAGAAATACCGAGTATATGTAAACAAAGACGGAGTAATCTTGAAATATATTAAAAAGTATGATAGATTATGTGAATGCACTTGGAAGTTGGAAAATGGTTATATAGGTTGTGGTAATACAACCGCTCAAAGAGTTGTTTGGGAAACTTTCAATGGTGAAATTCCCGAAGGCTATGAGGTTGACCACATTGACAACAGTAATCGTGCTGACAATAGACTTTGTAATTTACAATTACTCACCCATTCTGAAAATATACGAAAAACATATAAACAAGGTAGAAAACCTGTTAATAATACAAACAAAGTGTGGAGTGAATTTGGACGCAAATTTAAAGAACATTTTGGATTAACAAGAAATACTGCCTACAAGTTGTACAAACACGAACAGCACATTTATTATCGTGATGGTAAGTGTAGCTGGGAGTGAAAAATTTAGAGGAAATTTATTATGGCTTTTACAAATTCAAAGAAAGTTAAATTATGGGCTGAACGTGTTGCCGACGAAATGCCTGTTGTAAAGAAATCTCGTCCTTATCTTACTCAGGAAGAAATGAAGGGTAAGAAATATGGTATGTCCTACAAAGTTTACATTCCAGATGCTGGCCGTGTATTTGATGGCCTCGTTGCTAACGAAGATGGTGTAAACGAAGTAGAATACGAAATCACCCTTAAGAACAAAGGTAATTCTTGCTCAATTGATTCCTGGGACGAAATTACCAACATTGAATCCTTTGACAAGGAAATTGTTAAGCCTCGTGCTGTCAAACTTGCTAAGGAAATTCAGCAAGATGTTATCAAGAATACCTTCTACCGTTCTGCTCAGGCTGTAGTCACCACTGGTGCTGCTGACTTTGAAACACTTTCCGAAGGTGCTGCAAAACTTCGTGAAGCTGCAGTAGCTGGAAATGCTGTTTCCTTCATGTCTCCAACTACAATGGGTAAGATTGCTGCAGGTGGTCTCGCTAAGTTCATTCCTGATGAAGAACAGAAGAAAATCTATCACAAGGCATACCTTGGTGAATACGCTGGTGCTTCTCAGATTGAAGTTCAGGGTGTTCCTGTAATCACTACTCCAAGTGGTGCTGCTACACTCTCTGTTTCATTCACAACCGCAGATAAGGGTCTTGAACCTGTATCCACTGGTACAATTACCAATGGTGTTGCTGGTGCTTCCATTCCATTCTCTGCTGAAGGTTTGAAACTCGTTGATGTAAATGGTGTAGAAACCGACCAAGATTTCATTGTTATGGCTGATGCAAGTGGTAACTTCCCTGAATTGAGAATTACTTACCCTGGTCAGAATTTCAACAATGCTAATGCTTGGGTTGCTGAAGGCACTACTTCCTTAACATTCGTTCCAATGCTTTCTACCTCTACCAAGTATGAGGTTAACCAAGTAAGAATTGACGATGCACTCGCATTTGACAGCTACAAATTCAATAAGCTCGCCGGTGTTGAGGACCTTGGTTCCGAAACAGTTGATGGCGTTCGCGTTGAATGTGTAAAGGGCTCCAATGTCAAGACAAGAGAATCCCTTGTCCGTATTGATTGTCCTTTCGCATGCCGGAGTTCCAGAAGTTCGTCAATCTGTGACAGTATTCGTTAAGAAATAAGTTCAACTAACAACAAATTAATGAAAAACACCTACACTTCGTAGGTGTTTTTCTATATTAGAATTATGCCTCATTGATGTAGTGTTAGCATGAAGTGTTTCCGACCCTTTCGCGTGAGTTAGATTCTCACATGAGGCTCTAAATTTAAAAGGAGATATTATGTTTAGCATTAAAAAATGTTTATCAAGACACTTCTGCAAAGATGATATTAGTCTAATTGAAAACTATGAAGAAGCAATATCTGATACTGAAAATCAGTGGTGTCTTCACCATAGATTAGAACTTACATTAAATGGTGAATTTGCTCACACTGCTGAAGAACTAATTAGATTAGGTATGTACTACAATAGACCTTACTTTGAACTTATATTTCTAAAAGCATCTGACCACACAAGTTTACACAACAAAGCAATGTCTCCTGAACGCTTAGAAAAATTCAAGAAAGTAAATGTTGGTAGAAAAAGACCTGACATGATTGAATTTAATCATAAGATGAATGCTACTCGTAGAAATAAACCTCGTAAAAATTATGGTGGTGAATTTGGAATAAAGTATTATAATCACTATGGTTATAGCAGATCACAAAATAGTAAGCAATATGCTAAAGAATGGGCCTATTGGAAATTTCATGGCAAATGCCGTTGGGAATAATAAATAATTTATCGTAATATCACTTCACTAAAACACCAGGATTGTTCCTGGTGTTTTTATACATATAGAAACAACACGGTGATGTGGGTATGTCTCCGCCCTATTCACTGCTGTTGTTAATTTATCTAACAACTAATTTGGAGACAAATGAATGTGGCATTTTCCACACAAAGAGAGCATGACATGACAGATCAAGAATTATATGCGAAAATAGACGCAAGTGAAGACACATCTACTGAAACCACAACAACTGAAACATCTGATATTAGTGAAGAAAAACCAGTAGAACAGACTACTGAAACACCCGTTGAAAATACACCAAAAACAGACGAAACACCAAAGGTTGAAGCACCTATTTCTGCACAAGTAGACCCTGTGCCACCTGTTGCTGCAACAGTCACAATGGATGATTTCAACAAAGCACAATATTCATTCAAGAGACAACTTGGTAGACAGAAAGACAAATATGAAAATCAGTTGAATGAATGGCAGAAGAAATATGAAGCATTAGAGAAGAGACTTGGTTCATTGGAAAATCCTGAGAAACCACTAATGCGAGACCAATTCAAGACTGACGATGAGTATATTCAGCAACTAATTGATAAGGGTGTCGAAAAACGCTGGCAAGAACGTGAAGAAAAGATGCGTGAAGAATATGCTAAGTATGAACAGCAACAGCGTGAAGAATATGAACATAGAAAGGAATTGGATGAAGGTATCAACAAATGGTATCCAAGTGCTGAGGAAAGACAAAAGTTCGTTGACACAGTGCAGAATGCATTTAGTGAAGGTTTGAGTGATTTACTTGAACAAGAACAGAATGTACTTAACTACCTACACCAGACTGAAAATAGTTCTAGAATTTTGTATGAATTTGCAACTAAACCTGAAGTTGTTGAACAGATATTTAGTGTTAAGAACCCTCTAATGAGATTGATGGCTGTTCGTGATTTGGAAAATAAGTTGATTGCTGAGAAATCAAATCCAGCACCAGTTAAAGCACCTGAACCAGCACCTGCACCTGCACCTGCACAAACAAATGAACAAACTGCACCAGTGAATAACTTGGCTAAGGCAGTTGGTAAACCTGGAACGCAAGTTGATGCAGAACCTGATATCTTTGATAACAGAGATTCCTTGAGAGCATTCATTAGAAGTCACTAATGGGAGGTTGATATGGCAGGTGGAAAACCATTAAAGGCAACTGTTCAGAGAAAAGAGAAACGAATTAACCAGATTAAGTTTCTATTGGAGAACATGAGTTCACCTGAATATATGCCGAATGATTCAATGACCTCCCTTAATGAAACCTTCAATGTGAATAGTGATTTGGCAGGATTTGACCCTGTTGGAATTACAATGAGCATAATAAACTTTGATACAGGAAGACTAATTAAACGAGATACAGATACTGCTGAATCATTCTATTCAATTGCGACATTTCTAAATCGTATTCAAATGTACTTACCATTAAGATTAAGACAAGACAAACGTAGTCATGTTCGTTTATGGTCTAACACTTGCTTGGATGCAAATCATTTAAGCGAAGAAATGCGAGACTATTTGAGAGACATAGAACACTGGTTCTGGGATATGCGAACAATGATACAGAATGATTTGTCAAATAGATACTTACTAGGTGGTAAGATACAGCAACTAGAAATATTGAAGCGTAGATTTAAGAATGGTTGGTCTGAGAAAATTGAAACAGTCAATGAAACACACAATACTGTTGAAGGCGGACTTGACATAAGCATTTCATTTGAGGACTATGATGAAGAAGAAAATAAAGATAAAACTACTACCACACCAGAAACACCTACTTAAGTCTAAAAAGAATTATGTTTGCATGATTTGTGGGCGAGGCGCAGGTAAAACCTATGCTGCCTCGTTACTTTGTGCAATAAGTGCTTTGACAGGTGATAGAATACTTGTTGGAGCACAGAACTACAAATCATTAAGCATTAACTTGTTCGCCGAAATAACAAAGCGTCTTGATGAAATAATTGGTTTCAACAATTATCATTATAATCGTGGTCAGACCATTATTGAAATTCCAATGTCAAGAGGAGTAATTTATGGTTTCACTTATGAAAACATTGACTCTTGTAGAGGATATACTGAAATCAACAAACTTGTTCTAGATGAAAGTGCATTATCACCTCCAACTGTGCTAGAAACAGTTGGTCCTTGTTGTAGAGGTACAGGTAAAGACCCTCAATATTTCTTCCTGACAACGCCTAAAGCTGGTTCGTGGTTTAACTTGTTTGTTAAGAATAAGTTGGAGAAAGACCCTAATAGTATTGATGTAATCAAAGCACGAAGCACTGACAATAAGTTCATTAGTAAGACTGAGTATGAAATGATGCTTGGTGGTTTCACTAATGAAACACTAATTAGACAAGAACTAGAAGGTGAATTATTGAGTGAACAAGCGGAGAACTCTGTATTGGCAGGTGTTTACTATCATAAAGGTCATGACCCAATGCCACTTGAAGGTTATGTGAACATTGGAATAGATGCTAGTGGATTTGGCAAAGACAAGAGTGTAATAACTTATAGGATTGGGAATTACTGGATGCAGAAATCATATGCAACACTCAATGGTCAAGATTGTAGACTAGAAATTAGACGAATGTTGCAACTAAATCCAGGTTGGAAAGTCAATGGCATCTGCATAGATATGGCTTATGGTGAGTCATTGTATGAGAACCTATGTCAGGAATATGAAGGTGTTGATTTGATAAACTTTGCTAGTAAACCTGTTGATGACCAGTATGCAAACATAAGAGCAGAAATGTACTTTGACTTAGTTCGTAAGATTAGAGAAGGAATGAAAATCACTGATGACATTGAGAAAGAACTAAATGTGACTTTGTTTGAATTTAACAATAGTGGTAAGTTGAAACTTGTAAGTAAAGATGAAATTAAGATGGTGTTAGGTCATTCACCTGACCAGAGTGATAGTTTGGCACTAACATTTGCAATAGGAGATAAAGTATATGAAAAAGGAAAAGAAGCCATTGGAACAACCCAAGAATACTACTGTGACCCCGAAGACTGATGCACAGAATGACATTAAAGAGATAAAGGAACTATTGACTAGGATTGCAGTGTCACTTGAGAAACTTTATTTAATTATGCCATTCAAAAAGTAATAAATATAGAAATGAGGTACCCCGAATGATTATAACAGTTAACGGATTGGTTATATCTGTATTGAAAGCGATTGGTGTATGTGGTGAGGGTGAAGAACCTGACGGATATTACACCAATGCTGCATTACATGAGTTAAATTCTCTAGTCACTGAACTAAATTTGGAAGATTTCATATCAGAATGTAGAGTGGAGAGATTTGTAAATTGTGGTTCTAGTGGTAAGATTACCATTGGACCTGATTCTAGTTATGACATACAGGAAGATTTAGTTCCTGACTTCGTCAAAGTAGTAGGAAGAAAAGTCGGTCATAGGTATTTAAAGTTAATCAAATGCGATAAAGCAACAATATATGCCAAGAATAGGACAAGTTTACCCACATTGATGACATATAGTCAGGAATATGACGCTGAACATAGATGTATGAAAGGAACAATTATGACAGACGGTGGTACTGGCTGTCAATTACTTGTCTTATACAACAAGAAACTACCTGAATATGGATTTGATGATGAATTGCAGTTGAGCGACATGACAATAAACCTAATTGAAGAAGGACTAAAGGCTAAGTTGGCAAAAAGATTTAAGATGCCAGATGCTCCTATATTTGAAGAAGATTATGTTGAATACAAGCGATTGGTTCAGACCGCCAATGGTCAGAATAATCCAATGACTTACAATGATTTGATTGGTGGTTCATATCTTGACAATTATTATGACCTATTAGGTGGTGTAGGATTTTAGAGTATGAATGTAGTACAAACAAACGTTCTTGATGTATTCGTAGGTGGGCAGGTCAAAGCACCAAGTCCAAACATTCAAGGCACTGCCATTAGTGAAAATATGATTACAGAAACTAATGGTGAAATAAAGTACTTACGCTCACTCTATGGAAAGAAATTCTATCGTAATATTGAGGAATCAGTTGTAAATTGTACTGGTTCCTTCTATGCTTCAGTTGGATTGGATGCTGAGAATCGTCTACCAAGTTCATTCTGGTGTTTCGGTGATAATTTGTATGAAGTAAGACCAAGTGGTGGTGTTAATTTATTGCTAACAAGTGCAATGGATAAAGACTATGGCTGGTCATTTGTTGAAAGTGGTGGTGAAAGACCATTCCTTCTAATTTGTAATGGAAATACATTACACGCTTACAACTTATACACTGGTGAATTGAAGTTAGTTGAAATGCCACTTGGAATTACAGGTGATACAATAGTTCCAGGTAGTGTAAGTTGTCTAGCAGGAAGTATAATTGTAAATGACAAGAACACTGGCTATGCTTACTATTCACAACCTTATGTGTTAAGTAAAGATACAATAGAATTACTAGACAAAGACAATGATGGAAATGTTATCTACATTGATGACACAACACCAAGTTATTCCGAACAGAGTGTCTGGGAAGGAAATATCTTCTATGACATGTACGGGACATTGCAATACAAGAATGCTGAATCCTCTAGTGATAAGATTGTAATGTTGAAATCAGTTGGCGATGTATTGACTGTCTATGGTTCTAGTTCAATAGAATTCTGGACTAGAAGTGATGCAGAAGGAATGACATGGCAGAGAACAAATTACACTGCAAATAGTTCACTTGGTTTGAAGAATGCTCGCTCAGTTGGTGTGTTCAACAATGTACAAGGATTTATTGGTAGTGGTAATAGAAGTGGTCTTGGTGTTTATGTAATCAATGGAACACAGATAGATAAGATTAGTCCTACCTGGTTAGATGAACTTCTATTTGGAAGTGTATTAAATCAAGTGTTTGGTTATGGTTATAGTTATGGTAATCATTCATTCTATTGCGTACACTTCAAAGATAAGGATAGTAGATTTAGATGCTTTGCATTTGATATGATTAGTGGTGACTGGCATGAGAGGTCAAGTGTGAACACCATTGACTTGAAACTAGAAAGCACTCACTATGTTTATCCAATATTCAATCGTGAAGGTAAATTACTTTATGGTTCATTTGCAACAAATAAGAATGCTTGTCTATTTGAAGCAAGAAATGATTACTGGTATGAAGACACTGATGCTACACACAAAGTATCATTTGTTCGTTCTAGACAGACACCTATAATAATGGAAGGTGAAAGAGAATTTATCTTAAATGCTTTGAGTATTGAAGGTAATTTTGGTAATTCACTTGTTCGTGATGAACAGCCACAATGCATGCTTGAAATCAGTAGAGATGGTGGATACACCTATGGAAATACTTTAGTTAGAAATTTACCAAACACTGGTGAATATCGCAGACGTGTATTGTGGAATGGTCTAGGAATAGTTAGAAATTGTGTAATTAAGTTTAGTGTAAGTTCACCCATTGACTTAATGCTTCAGAATGCAAGCATTGCAACAGTAAGTCTATCGTATAGGTTATAAGATGTTGAATACAGATTTACAGAATGCTGAAATAAATCTTGGTTCTACATTGAAGGATTTACTCACTGTAGTTCAAGGTGAATGGTGTGATACTGAGAAGAACGGATGGAACTTAGTTAAATTAGGCAATAAGTTTGGATTTGCAACAATGATAGTGAAGAGTGGTGAAAGTTATATGCTACCTGTTGAAACAACTAAACCAATCACTGCTGTTCTATATATTGGTGCAAATGAAATTAAAAGTGGTCTAATTAAATTAAAGCAAGAAGCAATAACGTCTCCATTAGATGGGATTGCTGTAATTCTATTGAAATAGAGAGGTAATATATGGCTAGTTGGCTAGAAGATCTTGGTTTCGGAAATGAAGGTAGAACTGATGCAGCAAACAAGCAGATAATGCAGAACAAGCAAGCACTAGAAGATGCATTTGGTAGAAATGACCAACTCATCGGTGACTATGAAAACACAATGGCTAATCTGTATGGTTCTGCACCTGCAAGTTATCAGTCTGCATTGGATAAGTACATGAATGCTAAAGACTTTAGTTATAATAAAGATGCTAATGAGTTCTTTAGTCCTGCATACGAACAGCGTGTTAAATCTGCTATGAACAACATAACAAGGTCAAATGCAAATGCAGGTAATATGTTTAGTTCGGATTACTTAAATCAGTTGAATGCTAAATCACAAGCAATGGCTAGTGAGGAATGGGATAAAGCATTCCAAAGACAACAGCAAGATAGAGCAAATGCATTGCAAGAATATAACACAAATATGGGTAGACTTGGTAATATTGCAACAATGCTAGGACAAGACACTGGCAAATATGCTGATGCACTTGGAAATATCACGAACACTAGAATTAATAGCAATATGGGTCTTACACAAGGATTAGCTGACCTAAATACACAAATAGCACAAAATGAACTTAACAAGAAAACGTCTTTGCAAGCACTACTCAATCCATTTGGCTAATAGGAGGAATTAAGAATGTTAAATCCACAGTTTAATTATAGAGCACCTCAAGCACTAGTAGTTCCACAGGGAAATGCTGGTTGGCAGACCATTGGTACTCTATGGAATGGTGCAGCTGGTCTAATGACTTATCTTGATGCCAAAAAGCGTGCTGAGAAAATGGATAAGGCACAAAATGACTATTATGAGGCATTGAAAGCATACTTGAATAAAGATAATGACAGTGCTGACACAGAAACAACGCCTGCTGCCACTACTGCAACAGAAACCACTAGTAATACTACTGCACCTGAAAACAATGCAGAAACATATCAGTATACACCTTATACAACTGAGGATAATGCATTGAATAATGCAATAGATGCTGCTATGGCAGAAGTTAGGAATGAAGAGAAACTAAATGCATATCGTAGAGCATTGCAGAACTTGAATAGAAGTAAGTATAATTTCTAGGAGGTAAAATGTCTGACGATTTCAAATACAGATGGAAAGACGAAGTAGCACCTGAATTAAATAATGATTTCAAGTGGCGATTCGCTATGGATGCATTGAAGCCAAAAATGCAGATTGAAGGACCTTCCGTTGGTTCATTACTCTATGCAATGAATCCAAAGACCAGTGAACTTGGTTTGAAACAAATGGATAGTGAACTTAATCAGCAATTAGCTGCAAATGCAAACTTTGATAAGCGTGGTGATGCAGCAATGAAGTTCATGGAACAGAGAGTTGCTGAAGATATTGCTAACAAACAATTCGCTGATAAGATGAATATGGAGAGAATTAAAGCACAGAATGTTGATGCTGGACACGTTAATAGTCTTATGAGCAATTATGTGAATGCATTGAACACTGGAAATGCTGATGCAATTAGTCTAATTGAAAACCAGATTAAGCAAACACTGCCAAATGCAGAACAAATTATTGAACAAGGTAAAGAAACTGCAGCAAAATCTAAAGAACAAGAAACTAATTATCTTGGATTGTTAAGTCAATTACCTAACAAATGGGATAGTAGAAATGATAGAGATAATTTCATTACCATTGCAAATAGAGAATACAACGATGGTAAGATATCTCAAAAACAATTTTACGATTTACAGGGTAAAGCAAACCAACTTGGCGATTGGAATACTGAAGTTAAATTTAGATTCAAGAACCAAGGTATTCAGAATGCACTCAACAAATCACAAGCAAAAACATTTAATGCTAGAGTTGATGAACTAATGACTAAAGATGGTATGAAGTACAATAAGGCTGTAGAACAAGCATTAAAAGAAGGCTATACGAGGTAATTAAATGGATAAGCTACCTAAATACAAGTTAACAGAAGATGAACAAAAGTTCTTTGATGCATTGAAGGAAGAATTTACTTTATCGGATGGTAAGACTTGGGTAAATCCAAAAGCAAGACAAGAATGGGAAATGTTGCAGGGATTACTTAGCAATATTGGTGATGTTAGAGGTAGAAAGTATGCACTTGCTAAAATGCTACCACAAACAAACTATTTCAAAGATGAAAAAGAATTCCCAAATGCAAGTAAGGAAGCATGGAGTCCAACAAACTTAGAAAACTATGTTCCACCTGAT